GGAACTGAAGAACCTCTTGTTGGTATTATGAAATACCCAAACAAATACCTATCTTCACAAGGTGTGAACAAGGGAGATAGAATATCTTTTAAACCAGATAGTGAATACGAGTTTATGGTAGATGAGGAAAAACTATATAGAATGTATGACCATCAAATTACAATAAAGCTATGAAGTCAGAAGATTTAAAAAAAGAAATTATACACGCAGGGCGTAGAGCTGTAGAGCAGCTAATTAAGGTAGCTAAAGAAGATATTATAAAACCAGACCCGGATGACGAGCTGGCAGCAGATAGATTAAAAAATGCAGCAGCTACCAAAAAACTAGCTATATTCGATGCGTTTGAAATACTAAACAAAATAGATTTAGAAGAAGAGGTTATAAACTCAGGAGGACAAATAGATAAAACAAATACAAAACAAGGATTTGCAGAAAGAAGGTCAAAATAATTTATACCACGTAATAAAAGATTACATACCTAAAGCTGTTTTTGCAAAAAAAAATAGAGCTAAAACATGGCTGTATGGGTATAATGAAAAGTATGATGTAGTAGTTATAAGTAAGTCGGGTCAGATAGGAACTATAATAAATATAAATGGCTTAGCTATTGCTTTACCTAAAGAAGCAGAAACAATATATAAACGCTCAGATAAAAAAGAAAAACAATACTGGGAAAGGCATGAGCTTCCAAAAGATTTAACTAGAATTAGTTCTATATTTCAATGGAATGAAAGACCTCCTCTTTTCAAAAACAAGTGGGTGGATTATATTGAAGAAGAGTTTGATAGAAGAGAACTTGGATTTTGGTTTTACAACAACGGAAAGCCTACATATATAACCGGTGCTCATTATATGTATTTGCAATGGACTAGTATTGATGTTGGGTATCCTGATTATAGAGAAGCCAACAGAATATTCTTTTTGTATTGGGAAGCTTGTAAAGCTGACAAGAGATGTTTTGGTATGGATTATCTAAAGATAAGACGTTCAGGGTTTTCGTTTATGGGGTCATCAGAATGTGTAAACACAGGAACATTAGTTAGAGATTCTAGGGTAGGTATATTATCAAAGACAGGTTCTGATGCAAAAAAAATGTTTACAGATAAAGTTGTGCCTATAGCAAATAGATTACCATTCTTCTTCAAGCCAATACAAGATGGTATGGATAAACCAAAAACAGAATTAGCATTTAGAGTTCCAGCTTCTAAGATTACAAAGAAGAATATGTATGATGATGTGGATGAAGAGTTAACAGGTCTTGATACAACAATTGACTGGAAGAATACAGATGATAACTCTTATGATGGTGAGAAACTTTTACTTCTTGTACACGATGAATCGGGTAAATGGATAAAGCCTAATAACATTTTAAATAACTGGCGTGTTACTAAAACTTGTCTTAGATTAGGAAGTAAGATTATTGGTAAATGTATGATGGGCTCTACATCAAACGCTCTTGATAAAGGAGGTGAGAATTTTAAAAGATTATATGAAGATTCTAATATAGCTACTAGAAACGCAAACGGACAGACAAAATCAGGACTGTATTCTTTGTTTATTCCAATGGAGTGGAATATGGAAGGGTTCATAGATAGATATGGTATGCCAGTGTTTAGAAAACCTGTAAAACCTGTAGCTGGTGTAGATGGTGAATGGATTACAAACGGAGCAATAGATTATTGGGAGGCAGAAGTAGACTCCCTCAAGAAAGACCCAGATGCACTAAATGAATTTTACAGACAGTTTCCAAGAACAGAGTCCCACGCATTTAGAGACGAGAGTAAATCATCTCTGTTTAATTTAACCAAGATATACCACCAAATTGATTTTAATGATTCATTAATAATGGAGCATCACGTTACTCGTGGCAGGTTCTATTGGAAAGATGGTATAAAAGATTCTGAAGTTATTTGGACACCAGATTCTAGAGGTAGATTTAAAGTTTCTTGGACACCAAGGAAAGGATTGAATAATAAAAAGATTCAAAAGCATGGTATATATTTTCCAGCTAACGAACATATAGGAGCATTTGGTTGTGATAGTTATGATATATCAGGAACAGTTGGAGGACGTGGTTCTAATGGAGCATTGCATGGATTAACAAAATATAATATGGATGAAGCACCAAGCAATGAATTTTTTTTAGAATATGTAGCAAGACCGCAAACAGCTGAAATATTTTTTGAGGAAGTTCTTATGGCTTGTGTGTTTTATGGTATGCCGATACTTGTAGAAAACAATAAACCTAGATTATTATATCATTTTAAAAACAGAGGGTATAGAGGTTTCTGTATGAACAGGCCAGATAAACATTACAATAAACTATCCAAAACAGAAAGAGAACTTGGCGGTATACCTAACACATCTGAAGATGTAAAGCAGTCACATGCTGCAGCAATAGAATCGTATATTGAAAAGCATGTAGGGATTGATTTAGATGGGAGTTATAGAAATACAGACGAAATGGGTTCTATGTATTTTACAAGAACGCTTGAAGATTGGGCAAAGTTTGATATAAGTAGTAGAACAAAGTTTGATGCAAGTATAAGTTCAGGTTTAGCTATCATGGCAAATCAAAAGAATGTATACCTGCCAGAGAAAAAACAATCAAAAATAAACCTTAACTTTGCAAGATATAATAATAAAGGAACATTAAGTGAATTAATTAGATGAAAGAGGTAAACATAAACATTTCATCTGTAGGATTCCCTAGTCAGTTTGTGTCAGATGCAGAAAAAGCAACTGACGAATTTGGATTACAAATAGGGCAAGCAATTCAATACGAATGGTTTCGTAAAGATTCTAACGGATGTAGATATTATAGTCAATGGAGGGACTTTAACAGATTACGCCTATATGCAAGAGGTGAGCAATCCATAGCAAAATATAAAAATGAATTAGCCGTAGATGGAGATTTATCTTATCTTAATTTAGACTGGACTCCAGTTCCAATTATTCCAAAGTTTGTCGACATAGTAGTAAATGGAATGTCTGATAGATTATTTAAAGTAAAAGCGTATGCTGTAGACGCATTATCGCAGTCTAAAAGAAATAAATATCAAGACATGATAAAAGGTCAAATGGCAGCTAAAGATATTTTAACTGTTATTCAAGAAGGAACAGGTTTTAATCCTTTTACTATGAATCCTGATGACTTGCCATCATCTGATGAAGAGCTTTCATTATATATGAACTTAAATTATAAACCTGCAATTGAAATTGCAGAAGAAGAAGCTATAGACACAATGTTTTCTGAAAATCATTATGATGATATACGTAAAAGATTAGATTATGATATGATGGTGACAGGTATTGCTGTTGCTAAACATGAGTTTTTAAAAGGGTCAGGGGTAAATGTTTCTTACGTAGACCCTGCCAATGTTGTATACAGTTATACAGAAGACCCACACTTTAAAGATTGTTTTTATTGGGGGGAAATAAAAACAGTACCTATTGCTGAGCTAACCAAGATTGACCCTACTCTTACAACGGATGATTTAGAAAAAATATCTAAGTATAGTCAAAGCTGGTATGATTACTTTAATGTAGCGCAGTTTTATGAAAACGATATATTTTATCGTGATACTTGTACTTTAATGTACTTTAATTATAAAACCACAAAGAAGATGGTTTATAAAAAGAAGATTAAAGAGAATGGCAATATGAGTATGATTGAAAAGGATGATACATTTAATCCTCCTGATGAAATGATGGAAGAAGGTAACTTTGAAAAAGTAGAAAAAACTATTGATGTTTGGTACGATGGTGTAATGGTAATGGGAACAAACATTATTCTTAAATGGGAACTTGCTAAAAATATGGTAAGACCTAAATCTTCTTCTCAACATGCTATACCAAACTATGTGGCTGTTGCGCCAAGAATGTATAAAGGGGTTATTGAATCGTTGGTCAGAAGAATGATACCTTATGCAGATTTAATACAAATGACGCATTTAAAACTACAACAAGTAATAGCAAGAACAGTTCCTGACGGGGTGTATATTGACGCAGATGGATTAAATGAAGTTGATTTAGGTACTGGGGCAGCATATAATCCAGAAGACGCCTTAAGATTATATTTCCAAACCGGTTCGGTTATTGGTAGAAGTTATACTCAAGAGGGTGATTATAATCAAGGCAAAATTCCTATACAGCAGCTTACAAGCAATTCTGGAGCTTCTAAGGCGCAAATGCTTATAGGTAACCTTAACCACTATTTAGATATGATTCGAGCTGTAACAGGCTTAAACGAAGCGAGAGACGGTACTATTGCTAACTCGGACGCACTGGTAGGTGTGCAAAAGTTAGCAGCATTAAGTTCTAATACCGCTACTCGACATATATTAGATGGAAGTCTTTACATATATAGAACGTTAGCTGAAGCGCTAACTTATAGGGTAGCGGATATTTTAGAATACTCTGATTTTAAAGATGACTTTATAAATAAAATAGGAAAGTATAATGTGAGTATACTTGGAGAAATATCTGACTTATATATATATGACTTTGGTATATTTATAGAACTCTCTCCAGATGAAGAGCAAAAGGCAATGTTAGAGCAAAATATTCAAATGGCTTTATCAAAACAAGATATTAATTTAGAGGATGCGATTGATATACGAGAAATTAAAAACCTTAAGCTAGCAAATCAATTATTAAAAGTAAAGCGTAAAGCTAAACAAGAAGCTGACCAGAAGAAAGAAATGCAAAAACAAGCAATGATTTCTCAGCAACAATTACAATCTCAAGAATTAGCATCGCAATTTGCAATTCAAAAAATAGAAGCTGAAAACCAAGCAAAAATGAAATATAGACAGGCTGACATTGCATTTGAATTAGAAAAATTAAAAGGAGAAGCTAATTTAAAAGCTCAATTAATGGAGCAAGAGTTTAACTATAACTTGCAGCTTCAAGGAATTACTCAATCACAAATTAATCAACGTGAGCAGGATAAAGAAAAAGCTAAAGCTGATAGAATCAGTCAACAAAATACACAACAATCAGAGCTTATAACTCAGAGAAAAAATAATTTACCTCCGAAAAAGTTTGAATCAAACGAAGATACTTTAGATGGGTTTGATTTAGCTGAGTATGAACCTAGATAATGTGTTTAAATTTTGTGTAACTTTGCAAATAAATTAAATTAAATCTAA